AGTTCCAATCGGATCCGAGCCGCCTTTTCGATGCTTTGAAACTTCCGGCTGAATTTCCGATCCAGCAGCAACTGCACATCTTTCTGGCGGCAGGATCGGATCATACGAATACCATATTACGACGCGCGTACAACCAAGGCAATTCATGACCCGCCAGGAACTGATTGAGAAGATCGCACGGGCGATCGCGGTGATGGAAGGCTACTACGCCACCACCGCGAAACCAACTCTTGCCCAGCGGAACGCGAACCCGGGCAACATCCGGCAGTGGCGCGACGCGCGCGGCCGACCGTATCCCACCCATCGCGGTTACGTGGATTTCGTCGCGTGGGCGTCCGAGCGGTTTCCCGGCGCCTCGCGCGAGGAGATGAGTCGGCAAGCGATCGAGGAAGGCTGGCGGATCCTGCGCGTGCTCGTGGGGCAGTACCTCGATGGGAAGTATACGCAGGGGAAGCCGCCGACGCTTGAGGAGATGTTCCGGGTGTATGCGCCTTCGGCGGATGGCAACCATCCCGCCAACTACGCCCGCTTCGTCGCCCGAAAGATCGGTGCGCCGCCCGACCAAAGACTCATCGACCTGGTGACCGCTTGATGCCCGGCTCGGTCCAGAACGCGGCGCCGCTCACCGTGCTGCCAGCAAGCCTCTCGCGGACCTTCATCCATGAGCGCGAGTATCCGGCGCTCGACAACGAATACCGCAATGGCGAATCACAGAGGTCGGTCCAGGCGACAAACAGCCGCAAGCGCTGGCGGCTGGCCAAGCGGCTGACTCCGGCGCAACTCTCTGCGCTGCGCGACTTCTACGACGCCCGCAAGGGTCCGGCCGAGCCGTTCTACCTCTACGACCCCTATGAGACCAGCCCAAAGTTCTCGCACGATCCGACAGGCCAGGCAGTCACGGGCCGGTACACCGTTCGCTTCGCCGGCGAGTGGAGCCAGTCGGTCTCGCTCGGCCGCGCGGACGTTTCCATCGAACTGATCGAGGTGGCTTGAACCATGCCCGGCAAATCCCAATCCCATACCGACGCCGTGCTCAACGTGCTGCGCGGCACCACACTCAACGGCGTCTCGCCGTACGTCGGCCTTTTCTCCACGGCTCCCGCTAACGACGCTGCCGCGGGCACCGAACTTTCCGGCAACGGCTACCAGCGGCAGACCGTGACGTTCGGCGCGCCCGTCACCGACTCAGGCAACGTCCGGAAGATCTCGAACACGAACAACATCTCCTTCGGCCCGGCCTCGGCGGACTGGCTCCAGGCCGTCGCCTTCGGCATCTTCGACGCCTCATCGGGCGGCACGCTCCTCTACTGGGACGCACTGACCACGCCCAAAACCATTCAGCAGGACGACTACGGCCAGTTCGCGCCCGGCACGCTCGTCGTCAAGGAGGACTGACGTGGCCATCGACACGATGGACAAGTTGGTAGCCGCGCTGCCCGGCCAGCACCGCCACCTCTTCAAGGCCTCCCAGACTGCCGAAGGCGCGGGCACGTGGCACTCGCTGTGGAAAGCGGCGGGCAGTCCGGGCGCCGGTTCAACGCCGCCCACGGGCAACGGCCAGGTGCCTACACGCCTCACTGCCGGGGCGATCACGCTGGTGAACCCAAGCGGCGCAAACAAGCTGTACCTGGCGCGGTTCTCTGTCGCCGGCGCCACCGCGGGCACGGTGATTCTTTATGACCGCCTCTGGCACAACTCTGGGCTCAACGGCAACATCACCACGGCGCAGACCATTGCGACGCCGCCCATGCTGACGCGGCCGGACGCCGACGGCGCCGATGTCGAGCTGTGGGGCGAGGTCTACACGGCAATGGGCGCGACCGCGAGCATCTTCACCGTCACCTATACCAACCAGGACGGCGTCACCGGGCGTTCCGCAACGTACTCCATGCCCGCCAATGCGCTCTCGGTCGGGCAGATGTTTCCGTTCACGCTCCAGGCCGGCGACACGGGCGTGCGAACGGTGAGCCAGGTGCAGTTATCGGCCGCCACGGGAACCGCGGGGGACTTCGGAATGGTACTCCTGCGTCGGCTCGCGGAGGTGCCGATCACTGCCGTCAATGTGCTGGCCGACCGCGACGCCTTCGCCCTGGGTATGCCTGAGATCTTCCCGGACGCCTGCCTGGCGCTTCAGGTGCTTTGCACGACCACGAGCACAGGTAACATCATGGCAGCGGTTGAGTTCATCGAGGGCTGATGCTGGGCAGGGGCGCGTATCCGAACCAATCGGCGCGGATCACCCGCGCAGCCCTCACCCAGAAGCCGGAAGACGGTGTTCGGGCGGCCCTGTCGGCGTACTTCTTCGGAAGCGTTGGCAGCGTTCAGGCCATGGCTGGGGATGCGGCGGGGCTGGCGCACGCGGCGGCGGGCCTGAACGTGCTGCGTTCGGTCTCAGGGACTGTGTTTGCCGATTCCTGGGGCACAGCCAGTTTCACGCGCGCCTTGCGCCTGACAGGATTCACGAGCGGCTGGGGAATCTGTTCGGGTACCAATCGGCTGCTGCGCGGTCTGGCGGGAGCCGCGTCGGCTGGCGCGAATGCGGCCGGTGGGATGTGGCTGATCCGGACGCTGGTCGCTGCCGCAGTCGGGTTTACCGCAGTCGGCGCTCACCTGGCGAGGCTTCGTGCCTTTGCGGGCAGTGCCCTCAGCGCAGGTAGCATCAGCGGCACATTTGCGATCGGACGCACCTTTGCGGGCGCATCCGCCGCAGTGTCGAGCGCAGTTGGGAAACTCTCCCTGGCCAGGGCACTCAATGCGGTCACCCTGGGTGTCGCTGCCATTCTCGCCCGGTTGGTTCGTGTGCGCACCCTGACCGGTGCAGGGCTTTCCGTGGGCGCGCTGGTGGGCCGGTTGGCCGTGATCCGCAGTCTCGCTGGGCGGGGCGCCGGATGTTCTGCGATCGTCGGGATGCTGCTCTCCGCGGTTCGCACGATCCTGGCACGCACGGTCTTCGCACGGGGAGACGCTCGCACGGCCAATATCGGCTTCGAGGAACGATCGGTCGTCGTATGCGGTGAACAACGCCGGATCACACTTGCCGCTGAGGCTCGGACTTTGACCGTGCGCGAGGGCAAGAGGCAGATCGACGCATGACCTTCACCAAAGACCCCGACGCCATCCTCGACTACGCGGTTGATTGGAGCCGGTGGCTTGCAGGGGACGCAATCGCTGCCAGCACGTGGTTTGTGCCCACTGGGCTAACCAAAGCCACCGAGAGCAACACAGCCACGAAAGCCACCGTATGGCTCTCGGGCGGAGTTGCAGGACAGACCTACACCGTGACCAACCGCATCACGACCACGGGCGGCCGCACGGAGGACCGTTCGTTCACTATTCGCGTTGAGGAGCGCTGATGCCTGACTACATCGGCAACATCGCGGTCCCTGAGATCGCGCCGAGCGGCGTGTTCCCGCTCACGCCCGATTACCCGCTCGAGGTGCGGCGTGACCATGAGGTGGTCGTGCATCAGTTCGGATCCGGCGATGCCAAGATCGAACAGCGCATGCTCGTCGGAACGGGCGCGCGGCGCTTCACCATCCGCAAACAGTGGCTGCGGGATGCCGACCGCATCGCTCTGCGCAACTTCTGGGAGGCGAAGTACGGTCCCTACGGGGCTTTCACCTACAACGCTCCGAACGACAGCGGAACCGGCACCACGCCCGTCGTCTGCCGCTTCGCCAACGAGCCGCTTTCCTGGGAAATGGTCGCCGACTGGGCCTGCTCGCTCGGCGTGACGCTCGTCGAGATCCCCCAATCCAGCCCGACCTATCCGCTGAACCAGACCGTCCACCGCTTCCCGCCTGCCGCACTCCAGACCGCGCTGTTGTCCCAGGTCCAGGAGATCATCCCGCTTGTACGTATTCAACCTCTTCAACCTGGTTATCCCGCTATCCATCTCAGTGATCGCCGGCGTACGATCGACGTCCAGCTTTACCAGGCGCGCCTGTTGGAATTCGACGGCATCTCGCAATCCATCGGCAACGAGTCGGACGAGGCCCAGTTCACCTTCGGCAACGCCGACCGTGTGATGCGCGATCTGGCCAACGACGTCGACCTCTTCCGCGCCGAGATCGCCTTCAGCCTGTTCCATGTCGGCACCGGGATCAAGCTCGATCTCTGGAAGGGCAACATCGTGAACTGGTCCTATGATGCCGGCCCGGAGTTCCGGGTCACCGCCGCCGACGGTCTCTATGAGCTGAACTTGCCCTATCCGACGCGCAAGATCTCCCGCACCTGCTGGAAGCGTTTCAACGACGGCCAGGCATGCCCGTTCTCCGAACACGGCGCGCTCGACCTGGTCTACTTCCCCGAGGCCGATCCCACACGCTGCGACAAGGGCTTCGACACGCCGAACGGCTGCCGGGCGCACGGCATGAACGACTACTACGGCGGCATCATGGCCAAGCCGCAGGGCGTGCGCATCAAGGACAACTCGACCGGTGTCTGGGGCTTCGGCCGCTCGACGCTCACCTCTGTGTCGCTCGTCGCCGACTCGATCTACGATCAGGTCCTGCCGGAGATCTACACCGACTCGCCGATGCCCGTGAACGCCAAGATCGCCTCGGGCCGCGACGAAAGCGATTTCTACGCTGCCTTGGGGCTAGTGGGCGAAGGGCCGCTGGGCGCTTACGGCACGGGCCACAAGCTCGACGGGCAGTACCATCACGGCTATCCTGGTTCGCTCGGGTTGATGACCAGCCTGGGGCCAGATCCGAATCCAACGACCTTCGGCATGGACACGGACGCTGGCCCGGAACGCGCGGCCGGCACGGCGTTCCTCATGATCCGGCGTTCGGACGCCAAGGGATTGCAGCTTTCGCGCTTGAGCGAGCACGCCATGGAGGCCATCGTCGCGCAGGGGCTGGGCGGTTGGGTGTGGACCTCGCCCGGCGTGCGAAGCTTCGCATCCGCGCTGACCAACCCGATCTGGATCGCGGTCAACATGCTGCTGCGCGCACGAGGCCTGCGCCTGGGCGCGGGCGCAACGATCGAGCAACTGGACTTCGCGGAGACCCTGTTTGACGTCGATGCCGTCATCGCGGCGGCGGCGATCTGCAATGAGCAAGTGTCGAAGCTGGTGGGCACGGGCACGGAGACCCAGTTCAAGTTCCGCGGCGTGCTTCAGGAGGAGAAGCCGCTGCGCGACTGGCTCCAGGAAGTGCTGATGAACTGCCTGGGCTATTACACCTTCTCGAACGGCAAGCTCAAACTTGGCGTCCGTGTGAACTCCTCGGCGGTCGAGGCCTTCACCGAAGGCAACATCCTGTTCCGTAGCCTGCAACTCGCGCCGCTGAAGCCCTCGTTCAATCACCTGACGGCGAACTTCGCCGACGAGGATTTCGAGTTCGTCGCCAACTCGATCTCGCTCTACGACATCGACCACGCCACGCTGATCGCGGGCGGGGCCGGTCCGCTGTTCCTGAAGTCGACGGTGAATCTCTCGGGCACGGCTTCCAAGTCGCAAGCGGCGCGGATCATCACGGTCCGCCTGCGAGAGGAGTTGGGCGGCATCACACCGGAGGAGTGGAAGAAGGCGCGCGAGATCGGCTTCCGCACGACCGTGCTTGCACTCAACACCGAGCCCGGCATGGTGTGCTCGATGACCCATCCCGACATGCCTGGGGGCACGGGCGAGTTCCGCGTGACCGGATGGCGGCTCAACCGCGACTACTCGATCGACATCCAGGGCCGCACGACGACGGACTCGATGTACGACCTGGTCGCCGGCCCGAAGCCCGCTGACGTTGTGCCCGAGCCGCCAACCGAGGAAGTACTCATCGACACGGGCGTCCCTGGCGTGCTGAACGGCGTTCCCCGCCTGGGCGACTACGGCACGTTCGCCATCGACGACATGACGGTCGCGCCCGACACCTCCGGCAACTCGAACATCGTCGGCGCACACGAGATTACGCTGGCGCTCTACTACGTGGATGAACTGACCACCGATCTCTGGGCGTCCATCGACGTTGCCGTCGATGCTACGACCGACCCCGTCACCGTGGTCTGCACCGTCAATCCCGATACGCAGCGGGTTTTTCGGGTCGGAGACTTCGTCGTCTTCAATGACGAGTCGGCCGACCCTGCGAACCCTGGCCGACGCTCCTATGAATGCGCCCAAATCACCGGTCCGGGCGCGCCCGGCGACGTCGTGCCGAGCGGTGAGTTTCAACTGCAACGCGCCTACCCGGGCGTGCCCGATGGCCAGGCGACCTTCGGCACCCTGCGCTGCGCGCATCTCGCGGGCATGCGCTTCTACAAGCTCGACCAGAAGACGTTCACCTTCAGCGTCCGCAAGGGATTCTTTCGTACACCGGACCTGCCCGCGAGGATCGAGGCGAAGCTGCCGAGCGCCTGCATCGTGGCGGCGCTGGCCGGCGTGGCCAACCACTTCGGCTACGGGCCATTCACCGTCTTCCCGCTCTCCCGGCACAACGAGCCCTACATGCCGGGCCTGCGCACCTGCAACGGCGGCGCCTACACCTTCCAGGTCCCCGGCCCGCTCACGGTGCAAGAGAACGTCGTCATCCCGATGAAAGTGCAGGATGCCGCCTCGATCCGCTGCGTCTACGCCTATCTCCAGCGCGGTACAACGGACGGCCAATCGGCGTTCTTGGTGAAGATCAGCCGCGATGGCGGCGCAACGTGGGAGCCGCTCGAGTACATGGGCATCGCGCAGGCTCTGCCCGACGCCTACAAAACCACCTACGACTTCCTGGTCAACAACGAAGGCTTGGGGCTCCCCGCCACGCGCCGTCTGTCGTATGCCGACTACGGCCTCGTGCTGATCTCGGCGGTCACCGCCGGGCCCGAAGCGCAGACCTTTCAGACCGCTTCTTACGGCGCGAACCGGCTCGGCCTCGTTGCCGGCGGCTTCGTTTTCCTCGATCCCGGCGGCGCGAATGAAGAGTACGTCCGCGTGATCAGCGTCGATCCGGACAATCAGACGTTCGAAGCCATCGTGACCAAAGATCACGCCGCCGGCGAGCGCATCCGCCCGACCATCTGGCCGACGCCCGTGCTCCACGAAGGGGACGACTTGGCTTTCGACATTCTGGCCGTCGCCTCGCCCGATCCGGGGGCGGACCTGACGGTAGTAATTCAGACATGAGTAGAATTGGAAGATATTGTCATCGCTTCGGCGCTTCGTAGATCAGCTTTGTTTTCGCCATCGCGCCGACACCCCAGCCACCCAGAGCACCGATACCGGCTCCGATCCCGATGAACAGCGCCTTTCCCGAAGGAACAATGTCCTCTTCCCCGGCCACAAGGGCGGCAAACACAATTCCGCCAGCCGCCACCCCAGCTAGCACAGCAGGCTTGGTCGACTCACGTTCGGCCAGCAGCCTCCGCACGTCAGTCTTGGCGATAGTTTCGCTCCTCCCATCCGAGAGTTCGATCGTGATGCCAGAATCATCGTGAGAGACGAAGCGGGCTTTGAGCTTGCGCTTCGGTTGTGCTGTCTCGACCCTCAGCTTCTGCTGGAACTGAAGCCGGGAAAGGTTGCTCCAGTCTCGCCACGGTTCCGCCTGCCGATTAGGGGTTTGCGCGTGCACCATCACGCTGAACGCAACGAAACAAGCGAACAAGCAGATCGACTGCCGGTGTAACGACATTTCACCCTCCCTATCACAGCGTAAAAACCACGTTGATCTTCCTGACTAACTGCATTGTATTCACGGCCTCTTGGTTCTGTGTCGGTGCCAGCCGCGTGAACCTGCACCAGATTGGCGCAACCAGTCCCATCCATGTCATTTGAATCGCCCCTCCTTTTCGACCCCCGCCGGACCGTCCAACTCCAAGGCTTCTCCGGCCGCGCCGCGACCACCACGCTTCATGACGCTACCGAGACCGGCTTCCAGATCTCCGGCATCTTCCAGGCGGCCGAGGACTTCGCCAACGTCCAGCTCTTCTCGGCCTACGACTACTTCAACCACCTGCGCCTGAAGCCGCTCCCGATGACGGACCTCTCCGGACTGACGCTCCAATACGACATGGAGATCCTGCCCGTGAATGGCGAGGAGGGCAACGTGCGGCCCGACTGCGTCCGCTACGCCTCGGTCGGGTGGGACAAGCTCACGATGACGACCGGAGCGGGTGACATCTATGAAGTCCCACTGATGCACCATGCGGCAGTCGTCTCGGGCGACTACGCACCCGGCAGCTTCGGCTTCTCGCTCCACGACCGCGACGCCGCCACCCTCGACGACCTACTCGTCGGCAAGCCCACGCCGGCCCTCACCGACAAGGCCTACGTCTACTTCATGGGCACGCGATGGTCCTGCTCCTCGGCCGAGGCAATCGCGTTCTGCAACCTCGAAACCCGGCTCCTCAACAACATCGGCGCGCCCAACGTTCCTTCCTGCGAGCAGGCCATCTGGTGGCAGGACGACCCGACCTTCTGGCACTACCTGTTGGTGAACAACGGCGGCGCGGGCATCCAGGAGGCCGGGGCGACCGACGCCGCTGACATTGCAACGCGCCTGGCCTCAATGGTGGGCATTTCGAGTTGGCTCGTGGACTGCACCGCCTCTGGGAACGTCATCACGGTCTCGCTCGAGCCGGGCGTGAACGGTCCGGTTGAAGTCTCGACCAACAGCGGCTCGGCGCCCGCGACGCTCAGCCGTTTCGTGCCCGGCATCTACACCGCCCAGGTAGCCTCCTCGGCCGAGATCCGCGTGGGCGACTACGTCGGCATCGACATAGGTAGCGCCAACGACGAAGTGGTCAAGGTCCTGGCCGTGGGGCCGGGCACGTTCACGGCGTATTTCACCAAGCCGCACTACGGGAGCGTCTACAACATCCAGTGCCGAGTGCTCCCGCGGGCGCGGCACTTTGGGCGGGTCCTGAAGAATCGTATTGTGGACGCGCCGCTCCCCGATTACGGGGAGCAGCCGAGCAGCCTCGCCACCGAGCAGTTCACCACGACGAACACCTCGTGCGAACTTAAAGTACGGCTTGTGGGGCAACTGGGCGCGTATGGACGTGATGCTAACGGCATGCCTGTGGGCGTCTCGGTCGACGGCGAGAACCAGATCGTCCGGATCGAGAAGAACGACGACGAGTTCGGGGCGACTTCGCGTGCCACTTCCGTCGATGGCGCCGGCAACACTCGCGCCTATCGCTTTACTTTCCCATTCGCCTCGCTCTCCGGCTACCGGAACGGAGACCGCAACTCGCTCATGCCCGTCCCCGCCGATGACATCGTGAAAGTCCACCTCACCTTCGCGCCACGTTTCGAAGATGTGGAGGCGGGCCTGAGCGAAGGCGGACGGCTGAAGGAGGCCGTCACAGTCCAGCCACCCGGCACCGAAGAGGAGTGGCATCTGACGGACGCCGACGAGATGCTCGCGGGACGCAAGTACTACGTCGGCACGCCCGATGCCGAAGAACGCATCTCCTGCCTCGCCAACTTCGGCCTTCTCAAGCCCGACCCGGAAGATCCCTCCACCTGGTATTACCGCGTCCTCGTGCGCCGTGGCGAGGACTCCTCAACGCCGCAGGCCTGGCCGCCAGGCACCCGCATCCAGCGGCTCTCGACCATCACCGGCACCCGCTCAGACATCGAGTGGCAGGTGAAGATCTCGAATCTCACCGTCACGGGTGATCGGACGCTGAAGGTCGGCGGCGATGCGCCGCGCATCGAAGAATCCGATGGCCGTTGTCGTTACGAAGGCTTCTGGGAGGACTACCGTTACGGTGTGGCCTGGCCCACGCAGTGGTGGTCGCTTGGCCACGCCCGGCGCTGCGCACCGAACGACGCCCAGGACAGACGGACGGTCACCATCCGCTACTCCTACCCGCGCGAGCACGATCTCTACCTCGGCACCTGGCTCGGCCGCGATGCAGGCCGGATCGAGGTCACAATCGACGGCGGCACGCCTGTCGTCCACGATCAGTATCTCAACGACTACAACGGCCTCGCGGCGATGAAGAAACTCGCTGCCGCACTGCCCGGCGGGACGCATACGATCGAGATCCGCGCGCTGTTCGAGAAGCACCCGGCAAGCAACGGGTATTTCTTCTACTTTGACTACCTGTGGCCCTTGGAACCCCAGGACCCGCCTGATCCGCCAAAGGTCTACCATGACGTCTCCGCGGCAATCGACTTCGACACCGACCACGGCTACAAGAAGCCACCCGCCTGGCACGTCTGGCACCTGAAGCAGCTTGGCTTCATGGGCCACGCCGACGTCTACATGGGCGTCTTCTGGAACAACAAGCGCCGGCGCGTCGAGGCGACCTATCCGAACTGCACCGTGAGCATCGGCGCTTGGCAGCCGGATGAACCGCTCTGGCTGAACCTGTCCGGCACCACGCTCTACTTTTCACCCGGCGCAGGCCTCGCCACCGAGGACATCGCGGCGCACCTGCGCGCGATGATCAACGTCACCTTCCCCGGCGTCTGGTGCACCAGTGAGGGCGGCTCGATCCACATCCGCTCCCGCGCGCCAAGCTACACCTTTACCGTTTCGGCCAGCGCGCAATTGAGCATCGCGCAGGGTGCGCCGCCGCTCGATCAGCCGGGCGCCGAGGGCGACTGGGAGATGATCGACTCGATCTCGCCTGTGATGACCCACGGCGCACGCAACTGGATTCGCGACCTGGCGCGGGAGTTCAAACAGGCCGGCATCGACGCCAGCTTTGCCTTCTCGATGGAGTGCTACCTGCCACCGATGGCGATGGCCGCGCGCTACTGGGACGGCGAGCCGGTCTTCCTGCCCATCCCTTCGCACCAGATGCACTTCGGCCCGCGCGTGCGGAACTACCTCAAGCAGATGTACAAGGAGTGCGCCGACGAGATCGCTGCCGCCGGGTTGCCCATCGTCCTTCAGTTCGGCGAGACACAGTGGTGGTATTTCCCGAACGCCTCCGGCATGCCGTTCTACGACGACGACACGAAGGCGGCGTTCCAGGCTCGCTATGGCCGGCCTTTGCACCGGTTCCTGGCGAACACCGACTCGCCCCACGACGACATCGAGAGCGCCAACTACCTCCGCGACCGCATCTGGGAGTACTGCGCCGAGGTCATCAGCTACGTCCGGCGCTTCCATCCCTCGGCGGTGTTCGAGTGCCTCTGGCCGCTCGACGCCAACCAGGGCAAGCCCGCCCCGGATCCGGCGTTCCGCGCGCTCAACTTCCACGTCAATCTGCCGAATGAATGGAGGACGTCGGCCTACGGCGTGAAGTACTTCCGCGCGGAAGGTTTCGACTACGACGTCTGGCAGAAGAACGCGCGGCTCATGCGGCAGACGCTTGAGTTTCCGTTGAAGCTCGGCCGCCCGGCCTCTGAGTGCATGTACCTGGCGGGGATCTACGGTCCGCCGGACCCGCCGATGCGCGAAGCCTACGGCATGTGGCGCAACCGCGGGTTGTATTCGTTCTGCTTTTGGGCGTTCGATCAGTTCTGCCTGAATTCGCGGCCCGTACCTCTGGAAGTGCCCGCGCAGTCTACCGCGACGCTTGTCTCGTATCGTCGGCCGCGCGCCGCGCGCTCGCCCGAAGCGCCCGTCGCCGTTGCCTATGCGCCTGAGCCGAGCAGCCGGACGAACACGTTTCGCTTGAACGCGAGGAGGTTGAACGGATGAGCCAGTACCCAAACGCGATTGACGACGCCTCGAGCCTCTACTCGCCCGCGGATGCCTTCTCGGCCAAGCCGCTCGAAACGATCACGACGATGCCGGTCTATGCTGGCGACACGACCATCAGCGTCGAGTCCACAGGCGTGGGCTTTCCGAACGAGTATGGGATTCTTTCGATCGAAGACGAGCTGATCGTCTACACGGGCAAGAACGCCACGCAGTTCACCGGCTGCCAGCGCGGAGCCTTCGGCACCGTCGCAGCCCAACACACCTCCGGCGCAATCGTGCGCGCGAATATGGTTTCGGCCTACATCAAGGCCCTCCAGGATGCCGCCATTGCGATCGAGCAAGAACTCGGCACGGCATCCAGCCGCAACTACGTCCGCAAGGACGGCGCGGTGACGATGACCGGCACGAAGATCTTCGTCGATGGCGCCGAGTTCGGCTCGGGCAACAAAGCCGCCACCGGGCTGGTGCGCATGCCCAACACCGGCGCGGTGAAGTGGAGGAAGGCCGACGGCTCCGGCGACCTGGGCCTCGCATTGAACGCCAACGACCACCTCGTCGCTGACGCCGTCATCGACTTTGCACCGGGACAGACCTTCGGCGCGTTCTCCTATCCGGATGCTGGATACGGCAACAAAGGCATCGTGCAGATCGACCCAGCCGGAGGCCTCGCCGTCGAATCGGGTGTGCTCTCGATGGCGCCGACCGGCGCGTCGCCAGGCACCTATCCCAAGGTCACGGTCGATGCCAAGGGCCGTGTGACCTCTGGCGCAAACCTCGCAGCAGGCGACCTGCCCGCCCACACGCACGCAGCAAGTGACATCGTCTCCGGCGAACTCCCGCACAAGATCCAGAAGGACGGCGCCGACGTCGGCACGCGCCGGGCACTCAACCTCGTCCAGGGGACGCGCGTCTCGCTGGCGGCCGCCGACGACCCCGCCAACGACCGCGTCAGCGTGACCATCAGCGCGGGCCCGCCCGAAGCTGGCGAAATCACGAACGCCCTCGGCTACCTCCCGGCCAATCGCGCAGGCGAGCGCTTCACCGGGCCCATCGATTGCGGCCCGCACCAGACCATCGGCGGCCCGCTCGAAAACATGGCGAAGCACTCCGAGGACTTCGCCGCGGCTACCTGGGACAAGAACGGCGGCTCGTGCTCGGTGACCTCGAACAGCATCATCGCGCCGGACGGCAACCAGACCGCCGACGTGGTCACAGCCGTCACGGGCACGCCCGTGATCCAGCAGCAGATCGCCGGGCTCACCGACAGCGGCACGTACACCTTCTACATCTGGGCGCGAGTCCCCTCCGGAACGCGCAAGGTCTCGATCGCCATCGTCGACAATGCATACGCCGCCTACCTGGCGGGTCCCACGCAGATCACGCTCACGACCTCCTGGCAGCGCTTCAAGATCACCGGCACGCTCGCGAGCGGCCAAACCGGCCTCTGGATCGTCGTGCGCCAGTATGCTGCCAACGGCGACGACTGGACGACCGGCGACATCCACCTCTGGGGCGCCTGCCTGCAGCACGGCAACGACCCACAAAAGGCCTACGCCCGCACCTGGGCCTCGCAAACGCCGCATCTCGCCTCCGGCCTCGCCGTCGGCCCCACCACGATCGCCGCCGTCGACTCGACCACCTCACCCCTGAAGGTCTACGGCCCCGGCTCCAACCTGGCCGACAGCACGCTGCTTGAACTCACCGCCAATGGAGAACTCATCCTCGCCGGCGGCTCCGGCAACGGCTACCGCTTCGCCGAGATCGGCCCCGCCAACAACCCATCCGGCTGGTCCGGCGTGCTCAAGGTGAAAACGCCCGCCGGCGCCACCCTCGGCTACCTCCTGCTGTACGCGACTCCGTAATAACCCTAGGGTCCGCCCACACTGCTATTGCGCTTGCCGCGACCTTTCGAAGCGTCTCGGTTCGGGAAGATACTCGACGGTTGGCTGACGACGGACGGGTTGCGGATATAGGTTCATTAAGTCCAGGAACTCCGCCGGTATGTCGCTTCGGACTGGCAAGCCGAACGTCTTGGCTGTTTCGAAGGTGATTGGGTGGTCGTGGGTCCAGGTGCCTTCGGACAACAATCGAGCCAACTCCTCAGCCTTGCCATCCGGGCACTTGGTGGCGAGCAGTTCCCGCACGCTTTCCTTCACCTGTGCCATGGCCTTTTCGGCTTGGTCGGCGAGAATCAAAGTTTGATCTTCGATTTCAGCAACCGGCTTCTTCGCCACTGCCTTGAGGATTGAGGCCGCCGGGTACTGCCCAAGTTGCGGATCGACGGGCCCGAGAACCGCGTATTCGCTCATGACGATCTCATCCGCCGCCAAGGCGATCAGCGTGCCACCGGACATGGCGTAGTGCGGCACGAAAGCGGTTACCTTACCCGTGTGCTTGTGGATCGCGCGGGCGATTTGCAGAGACGCGAGCACCAAGCCGCCAGGGGTATGCAGCACAATGTCTAGCGGCACCTCAGGGTCTGTCAAGTGAATCGCGCGGAGAACCTCCTCGGAGTCATTCACGTCGATGTAGCGAAACACCGGAAAGCCCAGGATGCTCATAGTTTCCTGACGATGCACGAGCAGGATCACGCGTGAATTCCGCTGGCGCTCGATCTTCGCAATCAGCCTTTGACGGGAAGCCTCCAGAAAGCGCTGCTTCAGCACGGGCTGTAGCGCGGACAACAGGAAGAACATCCAGATCACATCGCCGGGTGACATTACCATTGCCTCCAATAGCGGGCTGGAACCCAAGGATTTTCCATTTGGTACTCATCTCGCGCCATGCGCCGGTACGCGGGCTGTCGTCTAACGAAGAAGAAGTGCAAAACGATGCCGGCGGCGAAG